ATGTATTCACCAGTAGGCCCAACAGTAGGAAATTATCAGACTAATACTCAAGGCGATGGTGCTACATATGGTACACCAGTTGATGCTCAACATGTGGTGCATATCAGTTTAACAGAAGGCATGGATCACAACTGGCCCTTTGGTATCAGTATACTAGAGCCAGTATTCAAAGTTTTCAAACAAAAAGAATTATTAGAAGATAGCATTATTATATACAGAGTGCATAGAGCACCTGAAAGACGTGTGTTCTTTATTGATGTGGGTAACATGCCACCGCACAAAGCACAACAATACTTAGAACGTGTTAAGTACGAAGTACAACAAAAACGTGTTCCTAACAAAAACAAAGACGGCGGCAATGTAGCAGATGCGGCATACAATCCAATGAGCATGTTGGAAGATTATTTCTTTGCTCAAACAGCAGACGGTAGAGGCTCAAAAGTTGACACACTACCTGGCGGTGAAAACTTAGGTCAAATTGATGACTTGAGATATTTCAATAACAAATTGGTAAGAGGATTAAGAATTCCAAGTTCTTACTTACCTACTGGCCCAGATGATGGCACAGCACAATACAATGATGGTAAGGTGGGTGTAGCATATATTCAAGAATATCAATTTGCAAAATACTGTGAAAGATTGCAAAAACAAATTATTAGAAATTTGGATAGAGAATTTAAAATGTTCTTGAATTACAAAGGTATTGAAATTGACAATGCTACATTTAATTTAGAATTTACCAAACCACAAAACTTTAGTTCTTACAGAGAACTAGATTTAGACACACAACGAGCAACATTGTTTACCAGTCTAGAAGCAGTACCTTATCTTTCACAACAATTTAAACTTAAAAAGTATTTGGGTTTAACTGAAGAAGAAATGAAAGATAACGAGTATTATTGGAAAATGGAAAATAAATACAATACTTCAGATGAACAAGATATTAATCTGAGGAACGTGGGTGTTAGACCTGGCCCTAGTGCAGATTTAGATATTGATGCACCTGTAGAAGATATGCCAATGCCAGAAGATGATATAACAACACCTGATGTAGATATGATGGCACCAGATGCAGGCACTGGTACCCAAGGAGTTTAACATGAGATTAGATGAATTTTACAATCCAGAAAAAGATAGATCAGCAAGCAGATCAATCGATGATGTAAGAAAAACAAAACTCACATTGGAAACTCTAAACAAACTTAGAAAATACAGAGAGATTAAAAAATCTGAAACTATTGAGCAGAAAAAGTTTGCATCTCTTATGTACGCAAAACAAGCCCAGGCAGACACTGGCGGCTTCTAATGCTGTTAGCAGTATGCGGTTGCAGTTGGTCATGCCGCGATCCCAAACACCCTGATATTGAATTCGGAAAACACCTTTCAAACATGTTGGGTTATGACTATGTGAACATAGCCAAACCCGGTTGTAGTAATTTTGGTATAGCACTGCAAGTAGAGTATGCACTAGAACACTATAACCCAGACTTATTCATCATAAATGCCACCACAGTAACTAGGGGAGAGTTTAAACTATTAAATTCTAACCGCTACGATCCTACAAAAGGTTTTGACAATGTGGATCACGATCATGTTGTATCTGAAAAATTTACGCACCAAACAGCACCTGGATTTGGTAAAGGATATGACCCCACAATATTCGTAGACAGTTTCGGCGGCGTGTTAGATGACTCAGTTGATAAATCTTTTGAAGACCATAGACTGTTACAACGTTATGAAAAAGTGTTCACAAAAAACAGTTATGATGTATTTAAAAAATGGTTTTTATATCATTTTGATGCTGATTTAGAAAGACATAAACAACAAATGATATTGACTTATGTTCTTTATAAACTGCAAAATAAGGGCAAAAAATTTATTTTTTCTCCCAATACATTTGATTGGGCAGAGTGTTATGACCTTAAAAGTTCTGTGGAAAGTTCTTATGCAGAGCAGGAAACACAATGGGATATTCCACAGCAAAACATGCAACGTAGAGGAATTTCAGAATACTTAGATGTGGTAGACAGAATATATGGTAAATGGGAAGACAGTCCAGGCCCTAACTATGATCATCATCTACCAGAAGAAGCACACATAGAATATGCAAATACCACTTTTAAGCAATTAAAACAGTATATTTTATAAAAAAAACAAAACTAAATAATAACATAATCATACAAACATATAGTACAAATACTATAATCTACAAACATTTCTAGCAAAATAGGCTGTTTTTTGCCTATTTGCGCCTAAAAAAACACCACTTTTATAAGTATTGTTACATTAAGATGTAGTTGTGCGAGTGTACAACAACAAATTATTCTATAAAATAGGAGCTCATAATGTCAGATCGCAGTAAATTAGAACAAGTTCTAGAATTACTACTTGCGGAAGATAACGAGCGTGCCGAAGAGCTACTACACGAATACGTCGTAGAGACAGCTCGAGCAGAGTACGAGCGTATCTTAGACGAAGATGAAGTAGTTGCTGAAGAAGAATCAGAAGAAGAAGCAGTAGAAGAAGCAGAAGAATCGGAAGAAGAGGCTGTTGAAGAAGATGCTGTTGAAGAATTCGTAGATCATTCAGACCCAGAGCAAGACTTTGTTTCCGACGTTGAAGAAGCAGACGATGATATCGAAAGCGACGAAATCGGCGAAGAAGGCGAAGACGAAAGCGAAGGTGAAGAAGATCTTGAAGACAAAGTTGATTCTTTAGAAGATGAACTTGAAGATTTAAGAGCTGAATTCGAAAAACTATTAGCAGGTGAAGAAGAAGGCGAAGACGGCGAAGAAGCAGAAATGGATGCGGAAATGGACATGGATGACATGGACATGGAACCAGAAATGGAAGAAGAAAGCGTCGAATACGACTTAGATGAAGAAGTTGTTGATGAAGAAGACGAAGTTGTTGAAGAAGCAACTAAGTTATCTGATAAAGTTGCAGAACCAAAAGGTGGCGACGCAGACAACAATCAATCACCATTCACTAAAGCACCTAAGCATACTAGAGTTGACGGAGCAGGTGCGCCTGTGAAAGCAAAAGACGGTAGCGAAGGCGTTAAAGGCGAATCAGCAAAAGACCACACACCAACAGATAATATCAAAGTAGAGCCTAAAAAGGCTTAATGTGAGGTAAAAAAAACAGTGCGTAAGTTATATGAATACATGAGTCCAGAACAGAGTAGAATCGAGTTACTCGAATCTAACGACGGGAAAGACTTGTTCATGCAAGGATTATTCATTCAAGGTGATGTAAAAAACCAAAACGGTAGAGTATATCCCAAGGATGAAATTCAACGTGCTGTGGAAAATGTTACATCAAGATTATCAAAAGGTGAAACAGTAATGGGTGAGTTAGATCATCCAGAAGAACTTCAAATCAATCTAGACAGAGTGAGCCATATCATTACAGAAATGCAATGTGATGGCTCTAACGGTCTAGGGAAGTTGAAAATAATTGATACGCCAATGGGTAATATTGCAAAGGCTTTGTTAAAAGCAGGTGCAAAATTAGGTGTTAGCAGTAGAGGTAGCGGTAACGTAAATGAATCAGGTCGTGTGTCTGATTTTGATATTATTACTGTAGATATTGTTGCACAGCCTAGTGCACCAGATGCGTATCCAAAGACTATTTACGAGTCTTTATTTAATATGAGAGGTGGTAGCATTATACATGATATCGCCAAAGACTATACACACGGTAACCTAAGTGCAGAAAAGCACTTAACTAAATCAATCGTTTCATTTATAAACGAGCTAAAATTGAGGTAGGAGACTACTATGGCAGTAAATTTTGAAGACCTGATCGAGTCAAACGATATAAACGAAGAAGTTCGTTCCAGTATCGTTGAGGCCTGGGAAAGTCGTCTTGCCGAAGCCCGTGAGGAACTTACAGCAGAATTAAGAGAAGAGTTTGCTCAAAGATATGAGCATGACAAAGGCTTAATTGTTGAAGCAGTTGACGGTTTTATCAAACAGCGAGTAGAAGCAGAAATTGCAGAACTTGCAGAAGATAAAAAAGCAGTTGCTGAAGAAAGAGTTGCTTACAAAAAGGCTGTTAGCGAACATGCTAAAAAACTTGAAAAGTTTGTAGCAGAACAACTTGCTAAAGAAGTACAAGAGCTCAGAGCTGACAGATCAAATGTGAAATCACATGTTGAGAAGTTAGACGATTTTGTTGTTGAGCAATTAGCAACAGAATTAAAAGAGTTCCATGCAGACAAGCAAGAGCTAGTTGAACAAAAAGTCAAAATGATCAGAGAAGGTAAGAAACAACTTGCTGAATCTAAGAAAGACTTTATTCAAAGAGCCGCTAACAAAGTTGAAACAGTTGTCAACAAAATTGTAAAAGAGAATGTTGCACAATTTAAAGACGATATCACAGCCGCAAGAGAAAACGATTTTGGTCGTAGAATATTTGAATCATTTGCCAATGAGTATAGATCAAGTTACTTGAACGAAAGCTCAGAAGTAAAAGATTTGCAAAAACAAATCGCTGATGTAAAGAAAGAATTAGCAGAAAGTAAAGCACAAGCAGAAGCAAATGCAGAAGCAGTGAAACTTACAGAAAGCAAATTAAGAGTTGCAAAAGACAAGATGGACCGTAAGGAAAAACTTGATGAGTTACTCAAACCTTTATCAAAAGCAAAGAAAGACTTAATGGTAGACTTACTCGAAAGTGTTAAGACAGAGAACTTAGAGAAGCAATTCAACAAGTATCTTCCATCTGTATTAGATGGCGAAACTATCGCTAGAGAGGAAAGAAAACCATTGACAGAATCAGTGAGACAAGAACACACTGGTAATAAAAACGTTCAGCCTTCATCTGAAGATGAACAGGACGTGGTTGAAATCAACCAAATCCGTAAATTAGCCGGACTTTCAAATTAGGAGAATAAAGATGGCAGAATTATTTGAAAGCAATTGGTCAGCAACTAAGGACGCACTTCTTGAAGGTCTAAATGGTTCTAGAAAGAGCACTTTAGACGTAGTCCTCGAAAATACAAAAAGATATCTTCAGGAATCCGCATCAAGCGGTGCTACACAGGCTGGCAACGTTGCAACACTTAACAAGGTGATGTTACCTTTGATCAGAAGGGTTATGCCTTCAGTGATCGCAAACGAACTAGTTGGCGTTCAGCCAATGACTGGTCCAGTAGGACAAATTCACACTTTGAGAACACGTTACGCAGAATCTGCAAGTGGCGTGAACCCAGGTGATGAGGCTTTAAGCCCATTCAAGATTGCTACAGCATACTCAGGTAGCCCAGATGCAACTGCAACAGCAGAAGGTACTCCAGGTAAGAAAATGAGTATTCAAATCTTGAA